GAGTTTCTTTTGAACATCAAGATTTTCGAATCAGAATTGGGAACGGCCAACATCGACAAGTCTGCGGCGGGTCTTTATGCAGCCCTCGAGAATATCAGGAACCTCGGTCTTTTCGTGGAACGGGCCGACGATTCCCACCTGGCTGAAGAGCTCGAGTCTATTGCCCTCGAGCTCGGATATGAAGGAGAGTACATGTTGAACCAAAATGCACTTGCCCGTGGTTTGTACTTCTTCCCCAAGTACTTAAACGAGACGCTCAAAGACTACACAGAAGATGTCGTGCCCACCAAATTCGCCAGACGACGTGGCGACCAGTAGCCCCGCCCGTACGCGTTCAGGCCGCGTTTCCAAGCCCCCTGTCCGCTACGAGCCCATCGAGCAAGTCGAGGATGATTACTCTGATGGCGAGTATGATTCGCACGAGTCAGACACTGACGTGCCCACTGAGGACGAGTCCGATGAGGACCTCGATGACGAGTCTGACGCGGATGAAGATGGCAACTTGGATGGTTTCGTTGTAGCAGATAAAAGCGAGAGTGACGTAGAAGATAGCGATGGAGAACCTTCCGTTCCTGAAACAAAACGACCGCGAGCCCCAGTCAAGAAACGCCCCGTCCGAAAGTGATTGGCCGAGGGAGCCGCAGTACGTGCAGCGCGAGGACATGGCCCCGTTGGCGCAGCCCCGGGCCGACGTGTTCGAGAGCCTCAAGGCGAATCCCATGGCCCTGGTCCTTTTGGGTATCGTCATCGGGGCTCTACTCGTGAACATGCGCCCGGTCGTAATCAAGAGCTAGTAGTAAGTGTAATTTTTGTAAAATTGTAAGAAGAATCGAGCTTGAAGTGGCTCACTGCATTTCCAGCTACATATTTAGTGGTCTGTTTGATACCCTTGTCATTCTCGACCACGACGGTCAACGGAGGATAAACCTTCATCGTGTTCGTCGTGGCTGTGAGAGGGTACGGACCACCTGGCTTGAGCGTCGTCTCCACACCCGAACGGCTGTCCATGAGCACAACCATGGACGTGGGCTGACCTTCCTGAGCCTTGGTGTTGTCAACGACCGAAGGATCCTGAATCGCGTCAAAAAAGAAAAGGGGCGCCGAGCCTGAACTCGAATCTTCCCCGATAAAGTCACCTATAGGGCCCGTTCGACCCTCTCTTACATTTTCTTGCAAAAATCCAACCCAAGAATTCTCCAACGTTTGAGAATTGGGCTCCATATCTCTGAATACCTCAAACTGGCTGTCGTAGGCCGGTACAGTTTGAGATATTTGTGCAGGTGCCGCCGGTATGTTCTTATAGGCCAACCAGGCCAGAAACACACCTATGGCGAACGCCAGAAGGATGAAAATCATTACTACTTTTAGACGGCTAAAAAAACTAAGCCTCGGTGGTCTCGTCACCCTCGGCGATGGTCGCCTGTGCGCCCAGGGACTCGGCCTCGCGGCGGGCAATCTCGGCCGCGACGCGCTCGTCAGCCAGCTTGACCAGCTCGGGCATCTCCATGTCCGGGAACTCCTTCTTCAGGTCGTCGATCAGGTCGGCCGGGTGAGGAATAGGCGGCACATCCGGCTTGGTATAGAACTTGCTGTTCTCATCCCCGGGCTCGATGAAGGGCGTCTCTGAGCCCGTGAGAGGCTTGGCGGTCATGTCGCGCTTGCGCTTCTCGAACATGGCTGCGGCCTGAGACTGGTTCTCGCGATACTTGCTCATAATCTCCTCGAGCTTGTCGTTCTGGTAGTGCACGTCGTTGATCTGCTCACGGTCCGGCGGGATCAGGAGCCACTTGTACATGTCGACCACGTAAATGTCCACGAGAGCATCCTCCTTCTGAAGGCGCTTGGCGTGGCTGGCAGCCTCATCGCGGGTCGCAAAGCACCCACGAATCTTCATACCCAACTTCTCATTCTTCTGGGGCTGGTCGGGACCAACGAAAGAGATGCATGCAAAAAGCTGTCCTGGGACGGTCAGATAGTCCTGCTCAAGAGAACCCATTTAAGAGTAACAGACGCTTATTTTTTAACTAGATGGACGCACTTCGCAAGTTGCACAACGCGTCCAAACGCGAACTCATCACTCGGTGGGTCAGACCAGGTTCGCTCGTCCTCGACTGTGGATGTGGCCGTGGTGGCGACTTGCACAAATGGAAATCTGTACAGGCTCGAATCTTCGCCATAGATCCAGATGAAGAGTCACTCTTGGAGGCTGAGAACCGCGCCATGGAGATGGGCATTCCCGTATGGTTCCTGGGCCGAGGGGACATCCGACAGGCTGCTTTCGCAGGGCCCTTTGACGTCGTCTGCTACAACTTTTCTTTGCACTACATCTTCGAGGACCCTACGACGTTTGAGATGTCCATCAAGGCTCTTGCCCTGTCTGTGGCGCCTGGGGGTCTCTTGATAGGCATCACCCCTGAACTGGACAGGGCCGAGAGCCTCGTCGACCAGTACGGACATTTCAAGGACAAATTAGGAAACGAAATTGCCCTCCTCCAGGAAAATCGGAGACTCATGGTCCGGTTGGTCGACGGCCCGTTCTATGCAGATGGCGGTCGGGAAGAACCCACACTGGACGCTAGGTTCTTAATTTCAAAACTAAAAGAGGTGGGCTTTGAAAAGATCGTCTGGGAACCCATGCTTCCCCGACCCAACGGACTCGTGTCCGATCTGTACTCGAAATTCGTTTTCAAAAAGATTTACTAGAGTAGTAGTAGATGGATCAGGGTGGCGTTTTGACCGCCCTTGTCCTCAAGACCATGGTGGCCATATTGATTTTCGTGTTCAATAAGGAACCAGAAATGCTCACGGAGCTCAAGAAGCGGTATTGGGCCATGCTCGACATTCTCAGGGAGACTAAGGATCCCATGTGGTTACCGGTTCTGAAACCGTCTATAATCACGGGCCTCAAGGGGAAGAAAGATGGCGTCATAGGTTCGAACGTCAATAAGGGTTACGAGATTTACATCTGTCTAGAGGGAGACGATGTAAACTCGGCGATGTACGTGCTGATCCACGAGGTGGCGCACATGTCCGTGCCGGAGTACGATCATACGGACGCATTTTGGGAGAATTTCAAGAAGCTCAAGCAGATATGCATCGACAAGGGCCTCTATGAGGCCAAGGGTGAACGCAAGTACTGTGGGGAGGTGATACGAGACTAGCCCCGAGTCCGAAGGACTCGTCCTCGCGGGGTACTAAAAGGACCCTTCGGGTCCGCGTCTTAGGCCTTCTCCGCCAAAAACTGCTTGGCAAAGTAGAACACGATGGCCGCCACCAGTGCGCTGACGACCATACCCGTCAGAGACAGGTCGCCCGAGTCACCCGTGAACTTGGGGACCATGGAGCCCAGCTTGCCCTGAACGGGCTTGGAGAATGCAATCACTGCAGCCAGACCAGCGATGGCCGCCGTGAACTGCTCATCGGTCAGACCAAAGGGGTTCTTGGAAGAGCCCTTGGACTCGGACTTGCGCGAGGTCTTCTTGTTGCCCTGGGTCGGCATCGGAGGGCCCATCACCTCGTCCTGAATCATACCACTCGGACCCTGCATAACCTCCTCAATCGGACTGGAGAAGTCGGCCATTTGAGATTCGTCAACATTCTTTTCCGGCTCGAACTTCAACAATCCAGTCGGAGGTCCTTGGGGCGTCTGGGTCAGGGACTCGATGGGGGTCGACATGGCGTCCGCCCCGTTGGGATCGTACGAGTTCATTGAATTTCAAGAGGAAATTCATTTCGCCTTTTTTACGACGATGGCTGTGGACCCTCTGGGTCGCGGGGCTGTGGCTGACGCCGGACCGGCCTGAGCGGCCCTGGGGTTATAGAACCTCTGGTGGTACTGCCAGAACGCCGCGCCTCCGACTCGGAAGTTTCGGCGGATCGGCGCCTTGTACCAGAAGACGCAATCGGTAATCTTGTTTGATTTGGATGTGTTGTCGAGCACGAGACACTCGTAATTCTCGGTACAAGCGTCCATAACCTGACTGAACGTGTCGTACGATGGGAACACGCCGAAGAAAGCCTTGTACAGGTTTTCACGGTTCTGTCGTACATTGTCCCTGAGAGCAAACACGTAGTCGACATTCGTACGGATCATGGGCGTCATGTCCATACAGTACTGGGTCGTCATCATGAAGAATATCTTCCAGTGGCGGCCGTTCATAAAGAGCTGGCGGATACACGTGTCGCGCATAAAGGACCGGTCGTACATGCAGTCGTCCATGAGCAGAAAGACGGCCGGGGTCCGATCTTTGCCCATGACTTTGACGAGGCGCTTCTGACGCTCGATGAGCTTCTCGATGGCCTCACGGTTATAGTCGGCATAGACGAAAAGGTCTGGAATGAACTGCTTGTAGTGGCCGTTCCCGTCCTCTGTACCGGACATGGCGATCCCGGCCGCCAAGTGCTTCTTGTGCCACAGAATGTCCGTGACGAGCGTCGATTTGCCCGTCCCACGCTTGCCGATGAACACGCAAACCTTGTCGTCGCCCATGGAGCTCGGGTCGAACTTTTTGAGCTGAAGACTCATCCTATTAATTGGCGGGCCTTTTTTGAGTTGGGCTGGGGCGCAGGCGGGCGCGCAGCCGGGCGCCGCGGCCGCGGAACTTCTGTAGAAGCCTCCG